TTTTTTTTTTATTATGACAACATTATTGGAAGCAGAATTAAAAGTCAAGGTGTTAAAGTGGACAGAGAAACTCTGCCGTGCCCTTGAACAAGATTACAGAAACTATGCACTTCGTACCTGTATGGATAATCAAGAGAGAATTTCATCAGAGTATATGCAAGAGAGAATAAGAGAGATAGANAATGATGATCGTAGTATGAAATTTTTTATAGAAAAAGGAAGAAAGTATTATAAGGTTTGTATGTTATGGAGAGGCACACAAGATGATGTAAGCGTACATTGTTTTGTTGATAAAAAGACAGGCGAAGTTTACAAACCAGCAGGGTGGAAGAAACCAGCAAAGTATGTTAGATTTGATATGCGTGATGAAACACAGAGAGCAAGATTATATAATGTCTGCCAGTGGAATGGTGGACACCTCTACATGAGGTAATCTAAATAACTAAAAAGAATTAATTATGGTTTACGATTCACTTTCATCAGACACAGAGGCACTAACAAAAGTTAAGTTGCAACAAGTTGATAGATTAAAAAAACAATTACAAGCGGCGATGAAAACCATTGGCAATCTTGATGAGAGATTGACTTCACTTGAGTCAATGGTTCATGCTGCTCTACTCAAACAGCAAGATGACATTGCTGGACTTGTTAAGGAAATGAATGACATAAAAGGTAATAAAGACATGGAAGCGGCAGCATCAAAATTTGATATGGACGCTATGCCATCTGAATTTGGTGGTATCGGTGCTCCGCCTCCAGTTGGGTAGTTGCCAATCCCCACACAATATGTAATACTAGATTTGAACACACAATTTTTTTTATGGAAGATGAAATGATTGATCTCTATGAGATCGCTGA